CGCCCGGCTCATGCACGTCTCCGCCACCCGCGCCGCCGCCGTCTTCCCGATGCTTGCGCTTGGACGAGACTTCACCGCCATGAGCCCGGCCATGCAGGAGTTCGCGGATCATGTCGGCTTCACGCGCCTTCATCGACTTGCGACGAGAAGGGGGCGGAACTGCATCTTCACTGTAGCGAGGCATGCGACGCGCCGGAGGCATCGGCATGTTCTGTTCGTCAAAGATTTCGCCGCCATCAGCCTTGTGCTTGCGCATGGCCTTGTGGGCGCCCGCTTCGCCACCATGCTTCTTGCCAGTCAGCGCGGCGCTCTTGACCATCTTCCGAACAAGGGCGCGGTCGGCAACAATGTCGTCGTGCTTAGGCGCGCCGCCGTGCTTGTAGCCACCAACATGCGCCGTGCCGCCAGACCGCTCTTCGTTGGCTTCCTTCTGGTTGCGGTTGATGTAGTTGCTGGGCGTCAGCGCCTTGTTACCGGCGCCACGCGGCTTGCGACCGGCGTGCTGGTGCGCCTGCTCACCCTCGACGTGCAGCACCTTGCCACCACGCTTGAAGGCGCGCTTGGAGATGGGGCGCATGCCAGTCTTGGCGCCGCTGTTCAGCATCTCCGGCGGCGTCCACGAGGAGGCGTCAACTTGCGCCTTCGGGTCGCCGGCATCACCCATACGCTTGGCTTTCGCCTTCATCGCCGCTCGCGCGGACTTGGCATGCTCAGACATTACTTCTTTCCCTTTGCAAGGTTGAGAGCGATATCGACTAACGATTTAGCCGATCCACCGTTCTTTAAGCCATACTCAGACTGACGCTTAAGCCCAAGCTGGGCGGAGTCCAGCATGCGTTGATTGATTGGTTGAATTTGTTTATTTTCTTCAGTCATTTTGCGAAATGTGGCTCGGCCAAGCGGGTCTATAGAGTAAGGGTGAATTGCTTCTCCCTTTTTTGTAGTTTTCCTGACAATTTGTTCAACTACATCAGGCATTGCATAATGCCTCTGAACAAACGGAATATCTCCAACATATTCACCGGCTGTCGGGTGAGTGTATGTAGAATGAGGCATCACGGTCTCGCTGCCGACGATGTTTTCTGGGTTAAATTTAACAACTCGATGGCCAATAACATTTCCTGGAGCATTAAAAACTTCAGGATCAGTGATTGCGGCTCGCGTTACTCCAATGGCTGGGAACCCCAACTTATGCCATGAAGCTTTATCCATGTGCTTAATAATTGCGGCCCGATGGACGCCACCTATTTGGCGAGCAAACAGACTAGCTTCTTTTGGGTTTTCTAACCCAGGCCATTTTTCCATAATTTCTTTGACGCGTTCTTTATTAGGATAATCTGCGGGCAAATGACGAGCTTCTTTAATGTCGTCGTTAAATTTCTTGATGCTTTCTTTGCTGATGTCACTTCCTGGAATTTGCGCCATAACAGCATCAAACATATTGTGAGATGAATCTACGGACATTGGCCCCATTGGGGCGTAAACGCCATAAACAGGCCCCCTTTCAGCGGCGCGAAGAATTGCGTTTCTAAACCCGGTTGCATGGCTAATGTTGTTTGCCCACACAGAACCAGGATTAGGCTCCATCATGTATTTTGCGCCAGCATGAAGGTCAATTGGCCATGCAAGCTTTTTGTTGTTGATGTGCGTAAGTCTTCCAAGATTAGACCTATCGCCCCCAACATTAATGAAAGACCCGCCTTTTCCTTCTTGGTAAAGGTCTTCCCAAGACATTTCTCTTTTAGGAGTAAGAGATACGCCTGGAATATTTTTGATTTTAGTTGATACTTCAGAGGCACCCATTGGGTGCTTGATGCTATAATACGCACCCGTTTGCCCTGGAGCAACATTGCCAATTGGGGTTTTGTAGCCTTGAGCGATTTCAAGGGCTTTTTTTACTTGCTCTTCTGTGCTGCTAAACGGGCTAACTATGCGGTTTAAAATTTCTTGCGGAATTTCACCACCATCCGCGCGATGAATGCGGCTATCACCCATTGGTAGACCAATTTCTGCCATTGCCTGGGCGAGAGGGTGGCTGTGGGCGGGGTCTTCAATGGCGCCGCCGGTAGCGGCATGGCGCATGGCGTTGATAACGTCTTGATGTGTCGTCTGTTCGTCGCCAATCTTGTCCCAAACGGCATGGTGAGCAAGGTGCTGGTAGTATGGCTCCATGCCCTCAGGCGCCTTCAGGCCCATAGCCTCCTGCCGGGCGGCAAGGCGGTCTACGGCTTCGTGCCCGGCGCGCGCCAAAGGCTTCTTAGCTTCTGAGGTCGGCTTGCCGGTGTGCAGGACAACTTGCCGCGCATCAAGAGTAGGCTGGTCTCCACGACCAAGCAGAGACGCCATGAAACCCGCCTCGGCGCTGCCGATACCATGAACGCCACCAACAAAATGACGCCACTCTTCGGGGCTGCTTTTGCGCTGCATGGCGCGAGCAACCATATCAGACACGGCTGCCGCATGCTGCGGAAGGTTCTGGGCTGCCCACGGAAGCGCCTTTGCTTCAGTAGACAAACCAAATGGCTTCATGACATTGGAAGCGTCTGCAATGGATTCGTGGTCGACAATGCCCTTCTCGGCGGCATCAAGATAGCGACGCCCCATAGGAGAGTGTAGCCACTCACCAAAAGCCCCTTCAGGGCGAACATTGCCAGTAAAATCATGAGGAATTGGCACGCCCGAAGCACGAGCCTTATCAGCAGACCTAGATTCACGCTGAATGCTTGATCGAGTGATTGTATACGCCTTAATGAGGTCGCGAGGGGTCAAACCATGTGTTGCAGCCCGACGTGCCGTCTCATCCATGAACTGGCCAAAGTTGGCAACATGCGATGGGATTTCGCGTAAATCCCCAAGCTGTTCCTGCACTTCGCCAAGGGGGCGCCAATCCCACCCAGCCATTTTGCGGCTTTCAGGGTCTTTGTAGGCCTCACCCCCGTCTGCACGATGGATGCGACCGCCACGGGCAGCACTATCAGCATCACTATCACCATAACCACCGCCAAGGGGGCCGGCAGCGGCAGCGGCTGCGGCTGCTATCTCGGCGGTGCCGCCCGTTGGAGCCCCACCGCCATTAGGGTGCCAACGGTCCCCACTGCCACCCTGGCCCCCCTCGGAGGCCTCGTCTTTAGGGAGGTTGTAGAGGGACGCATTGAACGTCGGCGCCGCGATGGCTGGAGGCGTGTAGCGCGACAACTCAACCGGCTTACCTGACCCCGTGTGCGTGGTGGGGCGCGACGCCAATATAGCCGCCATAGTCGCCTTGGACGGGGCGAGGTTCAGCGATCCAGGCGACGGCAAACCCGTGAAGGCGCCAGCAGCCGGGGCGAAGTTGATGGGGGCGCCAGTGGCAGCGGCAAACCCGGCAGGGGCGCCACCAAACGCATAACCACCACGGCTCGTCATCTTGAGGGCGCGGTCGACAACATTACCGTGATCGCCTGCCACCCACGCATCAGGCGTCTGATGATAGACGGACATCCAATCATCATGCAGTTTGCTCGGCGCGATGCCATGCTCGCGGCTGATGCGCTTCATGATGGCGTCAATGGCCGCATATTGCGTTTTCCCCTTCATGCGGCGCAGTTCATCGCGATGCGTCGTCAGGAGGTGCTTTAGCTCTGCAACGGCAGGATGATGAGGCGTGTGCATCGGGGCGTGATCGTCATCAGCACCCGTCTTGCGGGCAACGTAGAGAGCCGCACGGGCGGCCTTCTTGGGATCAGCGGTCACTGCACGCCTCCGGGAGCGCGAGGGTTGCCCAAGCCGGGCAGAGGGCGTCGCCTGGAGGCGTCCAGGGCGGCCTGACGGGTCTGCACATCCTCAAACGACGGACGCACCAAAGGCTCCACTAGGGCGGCGCTGTAGGGATGCACGGCAAGGTTCTGCGCCAGATCGACCAACTGAATGCGCTCCTTGGTCAGCCTGTCATCTAGCTTGGCGTCGACCTCTTCGCCGGCAATGCTGGCGTCGGTCTCAACCTTGTGCGCGTCAAGCTGCGCCTTGGCGACGCCCAGGTGCGCCTCTGTCGTCAACTTCTGCATGCCCATCTGAATGTCGGCCTGCGCCTTCTGCGCCTTCGTGTGGGCGTCCATCATGCGCGCCTGAGCCGCAACGTCCTTGGCCTTGGCGTCGGCCTGCATCTTCATCATCTCAGGCGGAGGCGCACCCTGCGCATTCGGCGGCGCCATGAATTGCGACGGGTTACTCCAGCCAATCGCCTGAAGAGCCGCAGTGTCGACGGCAATCGGATCGTAGAGGCCCGGCTGTGCGGCCTGTAGCTGCTTCAGCGCCATGATCTTCATCAGACGCTGCCCGTGCGACGCGGTGTTGGGGTCAGCCTGCGGCGTCAACTCATAGTTATTAAGGGCTTGCAGAAAAACTTGCTCATCCCACGGGTAAGCCGGCGCCCTGTTCCTCTGCCAGAAACTCTCAGGATTGTCTCGGAAGCATTTAATAAGTAACCGAAACTCCTGCGCTTGGGCAGCGTGCATGCGCTTGTGAACGCTGTTCAGAATCTTGGCGGCCTGCTCAATCATGGCCAACGTCGTGCCGACCGGCGCATCAGGGCGCCCCTCGCCCGTCTGCATCTCGGACACGCCGCCAATGCGCTGACCAGTCTGGGCGATGTTTTCAACCAGCGACATCAGTGCAGGCGATGGGTCTTTGTAGGGCAGCGGCATGATGGCCTGATTGATCGGCAAGCCGCCCGTCTTGACCAACGCGCCACCACCCGGCGGCACGCGGAAGATGTTGGTGTTCTGGCGGGCGCCAACATCCGACATCAGGAAGCCGGGGAAGTTGGCATACATTCCGGCGTCAAGCAGTTCACGCCACGCGGCTGTGATGGCGTTTGTAGTGTTGCCCAGAATATGCAGTAGACCAATATCGTAAAAACCAAAACCAGGAATGAAAGTATACTTGACGAACGTTTCCTTGGCTTCGGGGAGTTCGCTTTGGTCCTGATCGTAGTTCCTGGTGATAGAAAGAATGTTTTTGGACGATACATCAATCGTCACCCGATAAGGAATCTCAAGTCCACTCGGCTTGCCCTTATACTTATGTTCAAATCCAAGGATATCGAGTTCGCAGTAGCACTCGTAGATTTCACGGTCGCGATCTTCTGGACGGCTGGCATCAATGCTGATGCCTTCAACGTCCTTCTTTTCTTGATCTAGCGAATTTGTTTTTGATGCGCTGGGCGTGCTGAGGTTGATATCTTGATAGACACCAAGAATCTGCAACCGCTTTACCGTGCTTGGCTTCATATGCACGCGATGAGTCACGCGCTTTGCGTTTGCAAGGTCAGTGGCGGTGTTGTTCACGATCAAATCGTTGGCGTCTACAGTTTCGCTCACGGGGCGATTGCGCAGAGGGCAGTAATACACCTTCTTAAACTGGGTCCCGCCAAAGCCAAGCATCAGCAACATGCGGTCGGTGTCGGGGTAGTATTCGCTGGCGGTCACGGTCAGGTAGTGGTTAAGGTCACGCTCAAGGGCGTCGGCCAGACGATCCTCTGCGGCCGTGGCGTCGTTGTCGTCGTTCCTGATCTTGATCGGGCCATCGGTCGGGAGCAGTTCGGCGCGGGCGTTGGCCTGGAAGCGCAGGACCGCCTCCAGCAGCAGAGGGTGGCGAACGCGGCTGATGCCCTCGACCGGCGCACCATCGGCGCTGCCGCCAATGCCAGGAATGTCCAGCTTCAGGCCGAGTAGGCGCACGCCGTTAGCGCGATCCTCAACCCATTCTTTGCGGCTGTCGATGTCGGCCTCGATGCTGCGGACGAGATCGTCGGCAATCCGCGACACCTCCATGGCGTCAATGTCGTTGACGAGGTTGTCGAACCATCCACGCGGGCCACGCGATGCCGCACTCTCAAGAGGGCTGCCGTCGATGGAGACGGTGACGCTGCCGTCGCCATGTTCGATCGACAAGAGGTTGCCCTTGGCGTCAGTCATCCCCTGGTCAGGCGCGTCCTCCGCAATCTCCACCACAATGTCACCCTCGGGCATTTCAGCCTGGGGAGGGGCGGGTTGCCGGAGAGACGGGCTCAAACCAGGGACGAGCGGCATCGACTACCCTTTGCTTTCGGCCTCCAGGCGCTTCACGTCGATCGCAAATCGTCGCAAAGCCTCTTGGCAAGCAATTGTATCACTCTTGGCTGATAGGGTATAAATCTTGACATAGTCAAGAGGTTCCTGACCGACGACC